ATGATGGAATGGGAAAAACTTTGGACCTCCACCATCAAGAAATCCGACATTGACCGCTACGGCTGGGATGCTAATCCGTGGGTGTGGGTTATCGAATTTGAACGGTGTGAGAAACCGGAAGGAGTGTGAGGTATGGCTAAAGCAATTTTGATTATGGATATGCCGGAATCGTGCAGTATGTGTAAATTCCTGTATGAGTTTCAAGGCATTAAGAAATGCCAGCTTATGAATGTACTCAATAATGGAGCATCAAGGCTGTCACAGAATACTTTTACCGAGAAACGGCATGAAAAGTGTCCGCTCCGGGAACTGCCAGAGAAAAAAGAAACAGTGCATTCGCAGGAATGCTACACAAATAGTTATTTTACAGACGAAATGAATGCAGGATGGAATGCCTGCATAGATGAAATTTTAAAAGCAAATGGAATGAGAAAGGAGTAATGACAGAAGCCTTGGTAGACCAAGGTTGACCGCTAACGGTGTGATTAATAGCGAGAACAAAAAGGATGAACAATGCGTTTGATTGAGTAGTGGGTTCGTAAAATATTCGGCGAAACTACAAGAAATCAGAGTGGTAAGCCAGATTCCTTTATCCACGGACACAGGATTATTTCTGTTAAGTGGTTGTCATGAAAAAATTAAAAGTATGTTGGGTAAGTGCAGGTATCAGTAGTTTTATGGCTGGATATTTAGCCGGTGATGTAGACGAATGGATTTACATAGACATAGCTGACCAACATCCGGATAGTATCAGATTCATTAAGGATTGCGAGAATGCAATCGGTAAAGAAATACAGATATTGAAATCGAAAGAATACCGGTGTGTGGAAGATTGTGTAAGAGCCTTTGGTGGATTCAGAAATCCGGCGAATGGATTTGCACCTTGCACGAACTGGTTGAAAAAGAGGGTGAGAAAAGAGTGGGAAGAACAGCATAAGGACTGTGAGTTGACTTACGTCTGGGGATTCGACCTTAAGGAAAGGGACAGAGCCGAGCGGACGATAGAAGCCAATCCGCAGGCTGCACATGAATTTCCACTCATAGAAAAGAATTTATCGAAAGAAGAGGTACATGGACTGTTTGAACGGACTTTTGCATTTGCCCGACCTTTGATGTATGACCTTGGATATCCGAATAATAATTGTATTGGATGCGTTAAAGGCGGTATGGGTTACTGGAATAGAATCAGAAAAGATTTTCCAGAAGTGTTCACTGGTCGGGCGAAGTTGGAAAGAGAAGTAGGACACTCCATGTTGAAAGATAAAAACGGTCCGGTATATCTGGATGAGTTAGAACCGAATAGGGGAGACATGAATACAGAAATTATGCCGGATTGCGGGATTATGTGTTACTTAAGTATAAAATAAAAGTCTTTAGGATAGGTAGAAGGGCGGTCGGCAGTTGTGCTGACCAAAGTGTTACTTGTTTGTGTGGTTGGGATTTGTTTTGCCATAGCATTCTCCATTTCTGTACTAAAAGTACAAAGGGCAATTATTAAAGTTGCAATGAATTTTATGACTGCCAACCGAATTCCCTTCCCCCAAACGGTTCTACCCGCCTGCCTATCATAGAGACAATATAATAATAAATCAAAGTAAGTAAAAATTCAAGAAAGGAGCCGAACCTCCGGCCGGGGTAACGCTATAGCAGGTTCCTTTTTGAAAAATGACATACAAAGAATTTTTAGAATCGAAGATAGAGCTTGCAACAGATAGTGGATTTGTTGTAGAGCCAGAAAAAGTAAATAAAATATTAAAGCCACATCAGAGAGATGCTGTTATATGGGCATTAAAGGGTGGCAGGCGTGCATTGTTTGAATCTTTTGGATTGGGAAAAACAGTGCAGGAAATTGAATTTTGCCATTTGGCAGCAGAGCAGTGTGGTGGAAGAGCATTGATTGTACTTCCGCTTGGAGTAAAGCAGGAGTTTACCAGAGATGCTGTAGATGTGCTTGGATATGAAAAGCCGGAATACTGCCGGACAATGGAAGAAGTAGAAAAAAGTACAAGTCAGATTGTGTTAACGAATTATGAAAGAGTTCGTGATGGAGACATCCGGCCAGAATATTTCTGTGCTACTTCTCTTGATGAAGCCAGTGTTTTAAGGAGTTTTGGAAGCAAGACTTATCAGACCTTTTTGGATAAATTTAAGAACGTGCCATATAAACTGGTGGCAACTGCCACACCGTCACCAAATAAATATAAAGAGTTAATACACTATGCAGGATATTTGGAAGTGATGGACACCGGGCAGGCATTAACAAGATTCTTTCAAAGAGACAGTACGAAAGCTAATAATTTGACGTTGTATCCGAATATGGAAGATGAATTCTGGATGTGGGTAAGCAGTTGGGCACTTTTTATCACGAAACCTTCAGATTTAAATCCGGATTATTCGGATGAAGGATATGATTTGCCGCCACTGGACGTAAAATGGCATGAATTACCTGTCCACTATGGAGATACAGCTGACAGAGATGGCCAGATACAGTTGTTTCAGGAAGCTGCAGAAGGATTAAAAGAAGCTGCAGCAGTAAAAAGGGACAGCATTGATAAGAGAGTTGCGGAAATGAAGCGGATTGTTGCAGAATCCCCGGAAGAGCATTTCCTTTTATGGCATGATTTGGAAAATGAGCGTCATGCAATTAAAAAGGCACTTCCGGAAGTGGTGGATATATATGGATCTATGGATTATGACTTAAGAGAAAAGAGAGTAATTGAATTTTCGGAAGGCAGGACAAAACTGTTTGCAACGAAAAAATCATTGTCCGGTTCTGGTTGTAATTTTCAGAGATATTGCCACCGGGAGATATTCCTTGGAATTGATTATGAATTCAATGATTTTATCCAGGCAGTACATAGATGCTATCGTTTTTTGCAGAAAGAACCAGTGGTGATTGACATCATCTATATGGAGAATGAGCGGCAGATAAAAGAAGCACTTCTGGAAAAGTGGAAAAATCATAATCACATGGTGGATAAGATGATAGAAATTGTAAAGAAATATGGATTAAACTCCGCAAATAAGGCGGAACGATTAGAGAGGAAGATGGGTGTGGAAGGAAGCAGAGAAGAAAGAACAGTAAAAGGAAATCATTATGAAGCTGTTTACGGTGACTGTGTAGAAGAGACAAAAGCAATGGAAAGTAATAGTGTTGACCTGATTCACACATCCATTCCATTCGGTAATCATTATGAGTATTCCGCAAACTATAATGATTTTGGTCATAACCAGAATACAGAACGATTTTTTGAGCAGATGTGTTATCTGACACCGGAGCTGCTTCGCGTTCTTAAGCCGGGAAGAGTGGCAGCAATCCATGTGAAAGACAGAGTTTTATTTGGAAATGCCACCGGTACCGGAATGCCGACTATAGAGCCATTCCATGCACTTTGCATTGAGCATTATATGAAATATGGCTTCCAGTATTTTGGAATGATTACGGTAGTAACGGATGTGGTCAGGGAGAATAACCAGACATACCGCCTTGGATGGACAGAGCAGTGTAAGGATGGTTCTAAGATGGGAGTTGGCTGCCCGGAATATATCCTGCTTTTCCGTAAGCTGCCTACTGACCGCTCGACAGCTTATGCGGATGTGCCAGTAAAGAAATCAAAAGAAGATTATACACGGGCACAGTGGCAGATAGATGCACATGGATATTGGAGAAGTTCCGGTAATCGTTTAGTAAGCAAAGAAGAATTGAAAGAGTTTCCGGTAGAGAGTCTACAGCAGGTATACAGAGATTATAGCCGTGGTACTGTTTACAATTATGCAGAGCATGTGAAACTTGCCGAGGATTTAGATGAAAATGGAAAGTTACCGGCAACTTTTATGGTGGTAGCTCCAGGCTCTTGGAATCAGTTGGAAGTATGGGATGATATTAACCGGATGCGGACTTTGAATACTACTCAGAGCCGGAGGAGGGCGCAGATGCATGTTTGCCCATTGCAGCTTGATATAGTGGAAAGAATCATCAATCGGTACAGCAACGAGGGTGATACAGTGTATGACCCATTTGGTGGACTGATGACAGTGCCAATGACAGCGGTCAAGATGCACCGGTACGGAAAAGGATGCGAACTTAATCCTGATTACTTCCGTGATGGCGTGGGGTACCTGCAGGCGGCGGAAAATGAGGTGGACGAGCCGACATTGTTCGATTTTTTGAAAAGTTAGTTTGCCAATTTCCATATAATAATTTTCAAAGATGTTGAGTAAAAGGAACGTCAGAAAATTATCAAAATGGTGATCTAACGCTGTGAAGAGAGCATAAAGAATTAGTGTAAAAAATGATAACATATTTTCTTCCTCCTTTGAAATTCTGGACAATGAAAATATGTAGGATTTTGAAAAAAACAAAGTTCAAATTACAAACAAAAGTAACGAGGTTATATGTATTGTTTAGGAGAGAAAAATGGCAAGGGATAAATTAGAAGAAGCAAGACGAGAGGGAATGGCTTATGCCTTAAAAATAGCCAAAACCAAAGGAATTGAAGGACTGGAAGAGGAATGCAAATTCAGAGGGGCAACGAAAATGCCCCTGGCACTTCCGAAGAATGCGATAGATGAATGTGTGCTGAAAATCAAAGAGAATACCATTGATACAATAACAATTCTGTCAGCAATTACACTTCGTGACCAGTTCGGATTTGGAGCAGAAAGAATTAAAAGATACATAGAGCGGTTCAATAGCAAGGCAGAGTGTCTTATGGATGATTACACAACTTGGGATGAGCAGATAGAAATACTCAAGGAAGAGTGTGGACTGGAATTCAAAATCAGAAAAAATGATAAGGATGTGAAAGTGAGGTAGAAGATATGAAAAACGGAATACATCCAGAAGGATATGCAGTAACAAGAAAAAAGACCAATGCAGACCGGATCAGAAGCATGACGGATGAGGAGCTGGCACTGGCAATCATGTGCCCGGCGGAGTATGATTTGAATTTCAATAAAAATGAAAAGTGCAATGGAGAGATGAATAAGAATTGCTACGAATGTTCATTAAAGTGGCTACAAGAAGAAAGAAAGGCATAGCATGGAGAGATTAACAGAAAGGAATCCATTATGGATTGATGATGAACTGTGGGAAAGGGCATGTGAACCGGATTGCGAGGAAATAGATGCCGTATATCGGAAACTCAAAGACTACGAGGATGCCGAGGAGCAGGAATTGCTACTGCGGTTGCCGTGCAAGGTGGGAGATACCGTTTATGTAGATAGTGCGATTCTCCCAATAAATGATATGGAGTGTGGGAACATTGACCATAAGATTCCCTCATATTTTCCGGCACGAATTGTTTCATTCCGCTTTGCAAAAAGAAACTGGATGAAGATTGCGGTTAAGGCAAAATGGTTGCATGAATGGATTGACGATGAAACAGGTCCGGAAAGTGATTACATAGATAGTGAGAAAAAATTTACGATTTCATTGTCTGGTATTGACAAAACAGTATTTCTCACAAAATCCGAAGCAGAAGCAAAACTGGCAGAAAGGGAGGGCGAACATGGAGAATAGATATCTATTCCGTGGCAAGCGGACTGATAACAATGAATGGGAATATGGATTACCGAGTTATGATGAAGATGGCGAGATTGAAGAAATTGAGGTATGGAGTGAAGATGATATTAATTTTTATTCGGTAGACCCGTCCACCGTCTGCCAGTGCACCGGACTTAAGGACAAGAACGGCAAGCTGATTTGGGAGAATGATATTATCAATGGTAGCGTTAAGCGTGGAGCGGCATTTTACAGATGTTTGGTTTTGTGGAATGAGTGCAAGGCAAGATTTGATGTAAGAACTATGGACTGCAATTTCCCAATGACACTTGATGAATGCACAGATGATATTTCTATGAGTGGTTTTGATTATGAGGTTGTCGGCAACAAATTTGATAATCCGGAAACTATTGGAGGTGTAGGAATGACAGAGAATGAAGCAATTAAAGAAATTAAGTGCTGGCTTAACTTTTGTTTTGGATATCGGATTGCACCGGAACTGGTGCAGGCAACAAGAATGGCAACCGAAGCTCTGAAAGAGGTACAGCAGTACCGTGCAATCGGCACACCGGAAGAATGCTTGCGAAATAAGGATTTTTTGGATTTTATTTCGGACAAAATGAACCCGAATGATTTTGAAACATACTTGCGTTTATACAATGCGTTGGAAGAAAAGGGGTGTGAAGAATGAGTGAAAGCCTTAAGCCATGCCCGTTCTGTGGTGGTGAAGCTGAATTTCATGTGATTGCAAATTCAGCTTCACATGTGGGAGCAAGTTTTACTTTTAAAATTGTTTGTTCAGAATGTAAAGTATCTTCACCGAAGCAACATACTATTGGAGTTGATATGAACAGCACCGGAGCTATTGTGGCATGCCATGACGAAAGAGATATTGCAATAAATGAATGGAATCAAAGAGTAGGCAATACCCCATAGAATTTGTCGATAACACTCGACTTTTGTACCTTGAAAATTGAATACTGGCGGTGGAAGTGATATGATGCTTATATTATTTGCTAAAGAAAAGGGGAATACAATGGAAAAAAATGAAATTTTTTTGGCTGTTTTAAGTACAATATTAGGAAGTACTGTTTTGAATGGAATATTAACCCATTTTTTGTATAAAAATAAATTAAAAAAAGAATTACAATCTAAAGGTCATGAAATGATAGCAAATGAGATAGGAAAAAGCCTTAACTTTGTAAGAAATATGGAATTAAAACTTACTTTTCAAGAAATATATAACATTTCTGAAGAGATTGATAATCGGGGAAGCCAAGTAAGCCTTTTTGGAGGAGAGTGCATATATTTAGAAATATTTAATAATTTAGAATCATTTAATGAATTTATAAACTTAGTGCAACAATGTAGAGTAGAGCATGAAAAAAATTTATCTGTACAAATAGCATTAAATCTTGTATTTATTGATAAATATATTAGACAACTTTTTCTATTTATGTCTGAACTCGGACCTGAAGAAATGCTTCCGGTTTGGGGGACGATATTTATTTTTGATTTACAAAAATGGCAAAAAAAGATGGATAAATTATTAATAAAAGAGATTAATAAATATGGATATAAACTTGAATCACACGAAACAAAAAAATGGAATAGATTAAGAAAACGTGAATTAGTAAAACAATATGAAGAAACAATATTGTTTTATCTATTGAAAGGAAAATGCAGAAAAAAAGATAGAAAGAAAATGGAGTATATAAGTAATATGATTCAACAAATTAGGTTTTCTAAGAAAGATGAAACTGTATAGGATATTACACCGCCAGTATTCCACTGGCGGTATTTTTATACCCCAAAACAGGAGGAATTGAATTGAACAAAGATATATTAATGGATTACATAGATGCATGTGAACTGGTAAAGGAAACCGAAGCAGACATTCAGAAGTTACGAAAAACGGAAGTGGTACATGACAAAGTATCCGGGAGCAACCCTGACTTCCCATTCCAGGCACAGAATTTTAATATCAGTGGACAGGTAGAGCATTACATGGAATCATCTGAGTTGGAAAAAGAAAAACAGTTGCTGCAAGAGAGGATGGTAAAAGCAAGATACAAGAAGATAAAGGTGGAGCAGTGGATGGAGAATGCACCGGCACGAATCCAGAGACTTGTAAGGCTTAAGTATTTTGAAAGGTTATCATGGGAACAGGTGGCAGAAAGGATAGGAGGAAATACCTCAGCAGATAGCGCAAGGATGGAATTAAATAAATATATGAAAAAATAAAAATAGTTTCGTTTTTTTCACACATTTCGTTTTTAATGTAGTAATATGTTATTAAGCCGAAAAGGCAAAAGACCTTTCCGGAACTTCATAACTCATGGGCACTCGAAAGGGTGCCTACTCCCCAATAAAAGAAGATTAATAGGCACTGTGCATAAGCATGGTGCTTTTTTCGTGGAGAATAATAAGTAGAGAGGAAATAGGTTGAGTTACAAATCACAGAGAAATTATGAAAATGCACAGCGGATGCTATTTGATGGAATCGGGCAGTATGCGATACCGGAGATAGAACCTACACAATTTGAGAATGCAGAGTTTATTGGATTTAATTATGCTAAGAGTGCGAAGAATCCAGAGAGCAAGGTAGTACATTTCTTTCTGGACGATTACCAATTTACCAGAGTATGGACAGATCCGGATAGATATATTTCAATGCTACAACGGTTCAAGTATGTGTTGACACCGGATTTTAGTTTGTATACAGATTTTCCGAAGCCGTTGCAGATATATAACCACTATCGTAAACATTGGCTAGGAGCATATTGGCAAATGCATGGTATCAATGTTATTCCTACGATTTGCTGGAGTAATCAGGAATCGTTCGAATGGTGCTTTGATGGAGAACCTACACATAGTGTCGTAGCAATTTCATCTGTTGGAACACAAAATGGAACAGAAAAGAAGCAATGTTTTCTTGATGGATATTTTGAGATGATAAAGAGATTAGAACCTACACAGATTATCTTTTATGGCAGAGTGCCAGACGAGTGTAAGGGGAATATCGTACATATTAAGCAGTTTACGGAGAAATGGAACAAAGCGGAGGTGGCGCAGTGGTAGTGAATTTACAGTTTTTTGGTGGACGTGGCACAACAAGTGGATTAAATACAATTATGCAGATTACAGTCAACATGGATGGAAGCAAAGCCACATACCGCAGTGAAAAGGGAAAGACATGGCGAATTGAAAATGGTAATGTGAAAGATGCAGTTCCAATGACGTTAAAGGAAATTGAGGATAGAGCCAAGAAAGCAGGATATTCCGTGAAAACTTACACTAATAAAGAATATGAACAATATGAGAAGGAGTACCGGAAAGACAGGGAAGAAACAAGCAAACAATTAGATAGGATTTGGTATGAAGCAGGTCCGAGACCAAGAAAAGGATGGAAAGGTCATTGATTTATACGATAAGAATAAGAGGATAGAAAATGGGCGGCAGAGGAGCAAGTAGCGGATTAAGTGATAAGGGAAACAAATATGGTTCTCAATTTCATTCCATAATGGATACAAATGGAAAACCATTAGTATCTGGAAATATAAAATTTATTGAATCTAACTCAAGAGATTCAGAAAGCTTATTTGAAACCATGACGAAAGGCAGAGTTTATGCGGTAGTTGGTGGTAATGATTTACTGAAGGTGGTTTATTTTGATAAGGATAATAAACATACAAAAGAAATAAATGTAGGTCATAAACATGTAAACTTAGACCCTCATGTCCATCATGGGTATTACCACAATGAA